AACGTATTGGGTTTGGTCTTTGCGTCGCATGATTCGCACTCGGCCTTCCCGCCACGCTTGGTAAGCGGAAGAGACCCGACGTTGTGTGGTCTCGCTCATGGGTGCGCTCTCGTAGATAAAAACGTCCGACAAGTATTCTCTGGAGATTCCGCATAGGTCAGCAAACTTCTGAATAGAAATACCGCGCTCTTTATCCTTGAGGAGTCTCCCAACCAAGATCTTAAGTTCTTGTTTAGGAATGACGGTATTCAAACTTATAGCCTTTGTCTTGCAAGAACATCAGGAAGTCTAGTTCACCAAAGACGTTATCGCATTCTTCTGCGGTGTGTCGCAAGGCAATTGATTTGTGGCCGATCAATTTTCTACTGGGTCCGTGATGACCGACCAGCCGCTCTAGGTCAATGTCATCGTGTAGTCCTGGACCCATGTACTCAATCGAGAAGTGTTTGGCAATGTGCAACGGCGCATACCGGACGCCCAAGGATTCCAGTTGAGGTCGCAGCAAACCTGATAGTTGAACATCCTCGTTGATGAACGGCTGTTCTGTGTACAGCGCGTGTACAACACCGTGCTTACTGGGTGCTTGCAAGAACTTGCGTGATCGCAGAGAGAACCCGCCGTTCTGCACAACGATAGGATCCTTCACATGAACCCACGAGAAGTGGAACATGGCTTGGTTACCGGATATACCCATATGGGTAGGAGCGCCCACATAGTCGTACTCGTAGTACTCGTCTGTGAAGTTAGCCCCGTTGATGACCCAGCCGTCATCTTGTACAACTAAGCAGTATTCAGTCTCGATGTAATGCTGGAGGCAGTACATACAGAACATTGAATACTGATAGTAATTCAGCGGTGCTGTTTGTTTCCAAGCAATATGGTCTGGCAAGGAAGGAGGTCTTTCAAGAGAGATCAGCAGACCCCGGCTTCCGGGCAACTGGGTCAGGCTCTCAACAAGACTTGGGATAGTGGCTGCACCGTTAGTGTGGCCGTGAATAGATACGATTGTGAGATCAGTGTGTAGAGCCACCGTACATCCCGATACGTTTTAAATAATTGGATACGTTACGTCCAGCAGCGATCTGCTCTGGCGTTTGGTTCTCTTGGGCATGAGACATTTCTTTCGTCAATCTCATCGCAATCAATCTTGGTTGAACCTGCTCGGCATAGGCAACAGCAGCAAGGGCACTGGCAATGACTCTATCATCTTTGCCGCGCCCAGGAGCACCGATAAACCCGCCCTCACGAACGATTCCCTTCATTTCGTCTAGCAAGTCCATAGACTTGATTTCCATCAACCCACGTTCGAAGTAATCCTTCATGTAGGTCAGCATCCGTTCCTTGGTCTGACTCGTAGTCAAGAAGCCAATGGAGTTGGACAGACCAGACATCGTATCGTTACGACGCCAGATGTAGTTCTGCATGGAACCCAGAACGTCCATGATGCCGTGACCGGCAGTACCTTGGGCGGCAGCAAGACGTTTGAGGTTACGCATCTCGTTGATGACCGCCTGACCGGGACCATTGACTTCCAAGTTCAGAGTTGAATTCTTGTACGCACCGGCAAGGTGAGCAATTACCCACGCAAACTGGTAGGTATTCATCTCACTGGTCGCAAACTCCGCCACCTGCTCCATGCCATTCGCATAGACGCGGAACACTTGGATAGAGAATCGGTCTGCCCAATCGGATGATCCATAAGCCGGATCAGCACCAATGACGTAATAGGCCGTGTCAATAGGCTGTTCCCAGATCTTCAAGGTCCCCAACTTCTCAGTTGACTTCAAGACATCCGTGTCTTGGAACATTGCCCCGAAAGCATAGCGGAAACATTCCGGGTGCAACTGGCGAGACTTCTTCGCAGCGTCAGTACACCGGGAGTTTGAGAAGAAGCTCGTACCAGTCATCACGAATGCGTAGTCTTCCGTAGGAGGAAACTCCTGGTACATCAGCGCATCGTCCTTGATCCCCTCGTGCAGCTTCCATCTCCACCACGCCATCTGCCTGCTGTTGATCTCCACCCCGTATAACTTCTTGATGTCCTTCACCCATTCCTTCTCTTCCCCTGTTAATTTGCCATCCCAGTAAACTTTATAAACATCCGTCTCTGCTTCTACGGAATAAAGCTCATTTCTCCACCATCCACAGAATATAGCCCTCTGAGTTCTAGCCTTCTTAGCCGTCACATACATATCGTGGAACATATTAAAGCCACGAGCAGTACTCTCAAATAAATACAACCTCTGAGGATTGGTCTCCGCAAGAGATGCCAAGAGAGACGCTAGGCCCTCCTCATCTCCCCAACTGGATGTCTCAGTACCATGCAGGTACGTTATCGCCTTACCGCGCCCCAGAGACCCCTTGGAACGCAATCCAGCCACCTGATAAAACAACCGACTACGGTTCTTCAACGAGATGTGGTTTCTGTTGTGAGCAATAATAGGTACTTTATATTCTCTGGGCAACCCATCTATATACATAGACAAGGTACTACGGAACATATCCCTGTTCTCTTCCGTATCTGTAGTCAACGTACCCTGTAATCCAGGATGTACAAAATGCCAGTAAAGATCTAATGCCAAAGAGATGGTAGTTATCCCTAACTGTCTACCCTTTAATATAACAAAGAAATGAATATCATCCTGTAGACCCTTGGCTATCTCATCCATAATATATGTCTGAGTACCCAATAACCTATCCATCTTCCTGAGACCATGTTCTTTAGTCTCTATTTTAAGTTCACTACAGAACTTGTAGAACTGAGCCAGATTAAATGACATGAATTTTTCTTGGGGGGGGAGAACCGTTGGGTGCACGCACACACGGGGGTCAAGACCCACCGCATCGGGCCTGCGGATTGGCGGATGGTAGCACGGGTCGATCGGCGGAACCCCCATCCCAGGTCGATGCAGCGTGCGAGCGTAGGGCAGGATCGGCGGATAGGGTAGAGCAGTGAGCAGGGAATCAGAGCAGAGCAGGAGCCCAAAAGGGGACCGGTACTATTGACGGGAAAGAAGTGGCATGCACCGTGCCAATACCCCAGTGAAGTGTCGGACTAGATCTATAGACCACTACCCTGTACCACCTATATATATATAGGGACACTGTACAGGTAGCTACAGGTAGCTACAGGTAGACTACTGTATGGATACACATTAGGGTAAGCACCTATAAAAAAAAAGAGATTATCTGTTGACAGAACATAATCGGTAGGATATTATTCTCTCACTGTCTGATTTTCGACAGATATCTTATCTAGGGGAACGATATGAACAAGTCAGAACTTCGCGAAATCGTGTTGGTGATCCAGTACCACAAACTTGGCATGAGAGACACTGCGGCACGGTCACTGTCAGCATTGATCCGCAGTGCTAGGACGAACAAGAGCATTAAGGCTCTGCGTGAATATGCTGATCTGCTGGAACTTAACGATCATCCTGATTTCATCTGCTGATCTACTGACAACGCGAAACCACCCTCCGGGGTGGTCTACCGGTAGTGCCGGTACTGATGAGCGTAATTCAATCATATCAAGAGAGAGAGAACAGCATGAAAATCCATTTTGTCGCTAAGTCTAGCAACGTTAAGACCGGACCTATACCGGTAACCTACTCTGAGCGTGACACTTGCCCGCCGTCGTGTGGTCAGCGTGATAGCTGCTACGCTGAAGCCGGTTTTCACACTAGGATGGTGTGGGATAAGGTTAGCGTGCGTGGTGCCACACTCGAAACTGTAGCGGATAAGATTCGCAAGCTTAAGCCGGAGACGCTGTGGCGATTCAATGTAGCTGGTGACCTACCGGGTGCTGGTGAAGATATCGATGGTGCTGCAGTTTCGAAACTGGTGCACGCTAATCGTGGGAAACGCGGCTTTACCTACACTCATAAGCATAGTGCGCGTGCTATCAAATTTGCGAGGTTCGCTACTGAACGTGGGTTTACCGTAAACCTATCGGCGGATGATGCTGGACACGCTGACACCCTTGCTGCACACGGCTTACCTGTTGCTGTCGTCGTGCCACTAGGCACGCCGGAGCGTACTACCACACCACAGGGTAGGCCTATCGTCGTGTGTCCTGCACAAACTCGCGAGGATGTGACGTGTTACTCGTGTGGATTGTGCCAGCGTGCCAATCGTAAAGTGATCGTGGGTTTTTTGGCACACGGTACTCGTGCGAAGAAAGCCGATGCTGTTGCGCGTCGTGTGATACCGATTGCACTAGCAGCATAAATACCCGTTGACAAGGGTGGGTTATCTACCTGATAATCCACTCACTCACTTATCTTATCGGAGCATTTATCATGTACATGACGGCAAAATACCCTAGCAAGTGCAGCAAAACAGGTCGGGATATCCTTCCTGGTGACCGGATTATCTACTACCGTTCTACCCGTAAGGCTGTGCTAGTCGGTGGGACACGATCGGCAACATTCAACGCTAACGGTGTGTCTACCACCGTCTACCGTAACGCTCGGGGGTTGTGCGAGGACGCACCGTGTTGCGGATGCTGTACCGGCTAACCCTATCTTATCGGAGCCCCTATGACCTACTTAACATCTCGCGAACGTGCGGAATCCATCGTCGAAGATAACGTCAAGTTTGACGACGGTTGGACCTATACCATCAAACAGCTAGGACGCTATTGGGTGGTGGCTGTGCACGACGAGGACGGCCACCCCCTGGGGTATCTGTGAACCCGACCGCTGAGGAAATCCTGGATATGTTGCTGGATGGCGACCCAGTTGTCTGGCACATATCGCGGGAAGGTAACGACATCCGCGTGATCGCCACGATGGAGGATGGAACATCGAGACCCATAGCAGTCCCTCTGGCAAGCCCTACAAGCGATCAAGATCCGTCCGTGTAGGGTAACCCCAACCGGACATCATTCGGCCCGTACAGGGCCATTCACAGCCCCCTAGGGGTATTTCAATCGGAGAGTGTATGTTTTACGAAGAATTGCAGGCCAAGATCGCCGACCTCCAGGCGCAGGCAGCCCGTGTGAAAGAAGAGGAGAAAGAACAGGCCATCGGTATGGCCCGGACGATGATCAGCGCCTACGGGATCACGGCCAGGGACCTGGGACTAGACAAGGCCCCTAAGGTCAAGACCGGACCTAAGCCAGGGAACAAAGTGTCCCCTAAGTATCGGGACCCAGCTAGTGGCGCAACATGGTCCGGTAGGGGTAAGACCCCACGCTGGATCAACGGAGCCGATAGGTCCCAGTACGCTATCTAATCTTATTGGGGCGGTTGAGAGCCGCTCCTTAATATCTAAAGGGTAATATTATGTCACAAATCAATTCTGAACAACCTCCGAAGTTTCTTCGTCTCCCAGAAGTTTCGGCAAGAACAGGTTTAGGGAAGTCAACCCTTCTTACTTGGGAAACCCAAGAAAGATTCCCTAAAGCAGTTCGCCTCAGCCCAACCTTTCGGGTATGGTTAGAATCAGATGTAAATGAATGGATACTTAATAAACACCGTGAAGCAGTAGGGAACTAACCATTACGGGGGTTGTGAGCCCCCATTTATATCTGGAGTAATCGTGCGTTTACATCTTATATTAAAAACAATCTTAGTTTCTACTTTCTGTTTAGGAATAGCTGGCGCGCTCGTGGGTGACCTACATCTGTGCGCTATTGGTCTTGTTTCTGCCTTTGGTTGTGTGATGCTACTGGTCGGGAGGGATGACGAATGAAAGAAAAACCAGGGCCAAAGTTAAAGAGGACAGAAACCGTGACAATAAGACTTGATACAACCACCAAGCATAATGCAGCAGAGGCTGCGTGGATGTCCAGGAGAACCCTATCATCATGGATTGAGTCCGTTATTATTGAGAAATTAGAAAAGGAAAACAAAAAATGAAGGGCCAGTGGATTATTAAAGAGGTTTATTTCGAGGATGGTTTCCCCAAGATCATCAGAGACTTACAACCAGAGACCCCCTGTGTTCCACCCGAAATTACCCCCGATGACAGAGAACTAATGGATCGGGCGTGGGATTACTTGGCGGCCTATACTGTGGGGGAGCGACCAAACTCCTCAGAAGTTAACGATTTGATTTTCCTTTTAGAAGCCAGACTAACGGAGAAAAACACATGAATGACTATCAGATGATGCAGATCTGGAGAGGGGTTAAATACCCCCAGAAAGAAGTAGAACAGCGGGTTCTAGAGTTCGGAAGGCAAGTGATGCACGAGTCATCCGATCACTACTACCAGCTTGGGAGGCAAGAGGCATTCCACGCAATGAAGCCAGTATTGTTGAAAGCCTTGAGTGCCCTAGACTCTGCTCACTACATTCTGATGATTCAGCCCGTGACACCACGGGAAGAAGCAGTGGCTGTCGATGATGCTATCAAGCACCTTAACTCTATCTTGGAGGTTCTATGACCCCCGATTGCTTCCCATCCCGTCTGTCATACCTCGGCTGGGTACACGCTGCGAGGATGCACCCACCAGCCGAAAAACACGAGTACTGCGAAGACTGCACGTTCGAGTATCAGTCTCAGATGATCAGGCAGGGTAGATGTCAGTACCCTGGGACTACCTTCAAGCAGTGGGGAGAGGGTAGAGATCTCGCCATTGTCGGACGTAGACCCTACCATGTTGTCCACAAACTCAAGCAAGTTGCAATTTATGGTGTAAGATAGAGTTTGTTCAGTGCTGTCTCCTCTCGGTCTGCGAGACCGTTCAACCCAGACGCTTGATCTGGGTTTTTTTTTGTGTTAGGGTTTACCCTGTTGTGGTCGTACGCAACTGAAAGACTCCTTACTCATGCGTCGCCTCTATACGAGGGTACGACCGGCGCAGCAGTAAGGGGTTTTTTTTTGCAGACCAGGATCGCACTCCTCGCGCAGAAGTGGGCCTAGATGGGCCGCAGGGAAGGAAACATCGGCCAGGGATTACCACCCTCTGCGAGCCGCGCAGCGTTCCAGAGCGACTGCACAAGTGTCGAACCTCCTGGGTGGTCTCAGGCTCGGCATGATTGAATCTGGCGTCAAGCGAACACTGGCAGGAATCCCAAGAGTGACCCTGCGGGTGGGGTGGTTGGTCATACCACCTTGGAGGTTCTGTTGTCTAAATAATCAGACAGGAGAACAGACAGTTGACAGACTGTTTTATCTATGATCTAGTGTTGTCTCTCGTATCTTATATCTATAGGTGATCTTATGAAACTCTGCATTCACTGCAAGCATCTAATCCCGCGTCCAGGCGACGATGACTACGCACTAGCCAAGTGTGGTGCGTTCTACAACCTGCACCCTGTCTCTGGGGCAAAGCTCTATGCCTACGCATTCAACCAGCGCACCTTCCAGGACGGTAAGTGCGGGATGCCTGCTGCTTTCTTCGAGCCTATCGAGGGGCACAACGATGAGTGACTTCAGCCCAGAGATCCGCAACAGTGCTTGGTGGTCCGGTGATAGCCGTATGGCTGCTAATGGTCGAGCAGCAGAAGCTATCCTGATCAAGCAAGGTAGGGTTACCCCTGAGGACATCTCCGATAAAGAGAATGTCAAGATGGGTCATGTGATGCAGCCAGTGATCGGCAGGCTCGTGCAGGACCGATTGCAGGTAGAACTGAAGGACGCTGACTACTCCATGACTCACCCCAAAGAACCTTGGTTGCGTTCCCACTTTGACTTCATCTCTGCTGATGGTTCTTTCCTGGTCGAGGCCAAGAACTACAACGGCAGTCAGCGCAGGAAGTTTGATGAGTCTGGGATCATGCCCGACGCTGATCGTGTCCAGTGTATCCACGAGGCTACAGTTCACGGGATCAGCAAGGTCTACTTGGCAGTTCTTCTGGGAGGCCAGGAGCTACAAGTAATCCCTGTCGAGGTCACTCCTGACATGATGGTTGATCACATCAAGTGGTCGGCCAAGTGGTGGAGCTATGTGGCATCTAACACTGAACCAGAGCCTGAGACTATCGAGCAGGCTCGGTTGCTATTCCCACAGTCTGAGTCATCTGTAGCAACTGCTAGTGCTGAACTGGAATCTGTTCTCGCTAGGCTTTCTAGCCTCACAGAACAGCGTAAGAGCCTAGAGGACGCCGAGGAGCAGCATAAGCTCGCAGTGATGCGTTTCATGCGCGACAGGGACGTTCTAACCTCGGTTGATGGTAGTGTGCTGGCAACTTGGAAGTCTGCCAAGGGATCGAGGAAGTTCGATGCTAAGGCGTTTCAAGAGGCGTATCCTCAGATGTACGATCAGTTCGTCCGGGAAGTCCCCGGCTCACGAAGGTTCCTTATCAAATGAATGAAGAAGTCAACGACGATGATGTGTGGCACTTGTACAGAGCACTTGCAATGGCTGCATTTATCATCAAACGAGAGAATCCATACCATCATCAAAGCAAACAGATGATCAAGGATTCAGCTTCAGAATATGCCAATCTTATGTGTGAAGGAATAGAACATGAGCCAGTTAATCACCGTTGATCAAATACAGACGATGGCTGTTGCTGTTGTCAAATCTCAGTTGTTTGGAATGAAGACAGTTGAGCAGGCAACTGCTCTGATGCTTATCGCCCAGGCAGAAGGCTATCATCCTGCTCTCGCAGCACGTGACTATCACATCATCCAAGGTCGACCAACCCTGAAAGCAGAAACCATGATGGCGAGGTTCCAGCAGCAGGGTGGGAAGGTTGACTGGAAGACCTTAACGGACGAGGAAGTAACCGCTACCTTTTCTCACCCTTCCGGTGGTTCTGCGACGATCACCTGGACAATTGAGCAGGCCAAGAAGGCGAATTTGACCGGCAAGGACAATTGGAAGAACTATCCTCGTGCGATGCTGCGTGCACGGGTAGTATCGGAAGGTATCAGGACGGTCTTCCCAGGCGTTGTGCTGGGCGTCTACACGCCTGAGGAAGTGCAGGACATACCTACACAACCAAAGACCCGTGATATGGGCACTGTGGACGTTGTAGAGGCCGTGGAGGAGGAGAAGGTAGACCATCCCTTTTCACTCTTTCTTGCAGACGGAAGTGTCTACAAAGGCTACCCGGATTTCACCGAGTACATGGAGGGCATTAGGTCTATGGTTGCGAAGATAACCAATAGCACTAAGTTCACCGAGGAAGAGAAGAAGGCCAAGATCACTTCTCTCTTGACTGCCAACAGCAAGCAGATAGAAGCACTGCCTGCTCTTGCCAAGATCCAGTTGAAGGGTGCGCTTATCGGGGAGGGATCGAACCTCCCAAACGCAATCAGGGAAGGCCCCGACCCGGAGATATCGGAGGAACTGTAAGCGGATTTTATCGTATAGGTCAGATCAACATCAGAGGTTTTCATGAGTTACGACAAAAAAGAATATCCAGTGACCCCCGGCAAAACAATTCTTTTCTCGAAAGATCCCTCCCAAAAGAAGAACCCTAATCAACCAGACTGGGATGGTGATTTAGTTCTCACCAGATCTTACACAGAGGGTCAAACACTCAAGCTATCTATCTGGAAGAGTATGGCTAAGAACGGGAAAGAGTACTTTACCGTCAAAGAAAATACATACTTCAAAGATAAGGAGCTGACCGATAACGCTCCCAAGGAAGTGCCTGCTTCATACAAGCCATACGGTGGGACGTTCAAGAAGCCGGTGGATGACGATAGCGACGTGCCTTTTTGATGACTCCTACCCAGAGGTCTTTAGAGTACCTGCGTGAACAAGGTTATCTCTGCGCCATAGTCGAGAAGTGGAATCCACACGCTCGGATACGGCAGGATCTCTGGGGTTGGTGCGATATCTTGGCTATCCGCAAGAACGAGGTTCTGGCAGTCCAGGTCACTGCATCTGGGGTTTCAGACCGTATCAAGAAGATCACTGCATCTGAGACGGTAGGGCCTGTCAGGGAAGCAGGGATCAGGATAGAAGTACACGGTTGGCGGAAGAACTCCGCTGGTAAATATGTAATGAGAATCGAGGATATATCGTGACCAGTTTATTTGTAGCTACTCCCATGTACGGTGGAATGTGCACAGGGTTCTACCTGCAATCAATGCTTGCACTCGTGAGTGTTGCCAAGCAGGCAGAGATAGAAGTTTCCTGCTCTTTCATGTTCAACGAAAGTCTGATCCAGCGAGCTAGGAACGGTCTAGCACACCAGTTCTTGAAGACAGAATGCACTCACCTGATGTTCATCGACGCTGACATCCGGTTTGATGCCAACGACATCCTGTCAATGGTTGCAGCAGACAAGGACATCATCTGCGGTCTTTACCCGAAGAAGGAGATCAACTGGCAGCAGGTAGCACTTTCTGCCGCTGCTGGTGTACCGATAGATCAGCTCAAGAACCACACTGGTGCGATGGTAGTTAACCTAGTAGGTCAAGTTGGAGATGTCATTGTCCCTGCCGCTGAACCTCTAGAGATCGTCAACGGTGGCACTGGATTCATGCTCATCAAGCGTGAAGTGTTTGAATCACTCAAACCTTTTGTAGCCACCTATCACAACGATGTGCTGGACACGGCAGGCACGTTCAAGCCTGATCTTATGCACGAATACTTCCCCGTGATGGTGGAGAATTCACGACTGCTCTCAGAGGACTTTGCGTTTTGCACAATTGCAAGAAAGCAGGGGTATAACATCTATGCCGCACCCTGGGTACGACTTGGGCACTACGGCAGCTACCTTTTCGAAGGTTCCCTAATCCCTGCACCTTAACGGAGTTTGTTATGAAAGATCAGATACTTGACGCAATCGGTGGTTCAGAGCCAGTTGATGCACTCAACGCACTGTTCTCAGTCGCGTTCTTGGTTGCCAAAGCCTCTAACATCAACGAGTTTACTTTGGGAAGCCTCTTCTCTTCCACTATGGACGCCCTCTTCCAAGCGCATGAAGACGAGGACGTAGAAGACAACGAAGCAGAGGAAGAGGAAGAAGCAGAAGAGATCGACGAACAAACGGACTGAGATTTATTTCTTAGCCGTTCTGGCAGATCTACGGAAGGCTGAGGCAGTTGGGTAACCCTTCTGCCCCGGCCTTTTCGCAGGAAGTCCAAGTTTTCTACGCCGGTTGATGTTGTAGTACAAACCTTTATTTGCCATCTCTGATACCTATAACGTCTGGGTTTACATATGCCACACTACCAGTGATCAGACGATCACCTAGTACCGGCTCTCCTTTCTCTAGCATCACTATCGAGTTCGTAAACTCTAGGCGCCTGACCTGATGGTTAGTCTTGGTCTGGGCGTTGACAGCCGCTATAAAGCCCGAGAAGAAGCGTATAGCGTTATTCCCATACCCAGGCATCCACATCGTGTGGAAGTCCTCTACAACGTACAAACCACCGTTGTTGAGTTTAGGCCACCAGACGTTCCAGTTCTCGATGATATCGTCTGACTGGTGAGATCCATCGTCAATGATAATATCAAATGTGCTGTCAATCTGAGTTGTCTTGGAATCACCAACGATGACTTCAATACGCTCATCCTCAAACTTGAGGTCAGCGCACTTAGGGTCTACGTCAATGCCGTAGATCTTCTCAGCATTCCAAAAGTACTGCGCCCACGTTTCTAGTGAGCCACCGTTCTGGACGCCTATCTCTAGAATTTTTACCTGAGTGTCTTGTAGGTAGAAAAACCTGTCGTCATAAAAGTCTAGATACGATGACCACTTGTCAGAAACTTTACCTGTTTTCTGACGATGAATAGTTGCTAACGACATCCCCATCTTCTCCTGGCTGCTTTCCCGCGCTCCCCCGTCCACCCTTTTGAACGGGCACAGAAACTTTTGTGGCGCGGTCCTGACTTGGTAGGGGCTTGCAGGTTAGATCCCGAAGCACGAGCCTTAGCCCTACCTTTGGCAGTCAGTCCAGCACCACGGCTGGCAGGCAACTTCTCTCCCCTGCCAACGCTTAAATTTGGAAACTTCTTCCTCACAGTGTACTCACATCAATGAGCGACCCCCGAAAGTCAATGATACCCTCGGAATGCTTACTCACCAACTCAGGCCACAACAACTTGTTGTCTTTCATGGTCAGGACAGCAAAGCCAGACCTCCAGTTGACTGGACTGTCTTCTAAATAATCCAAGAACTGGGGTCCATCTATTTCTGCCAGAGTCCCGGTGTCTACCCCCCATCTCGTTCCTTTGTAGTCCCCAAAGGGCGTGACCTTGAGCGAATGCAAGTGGCCGGTGACGATGCTAGTTCCAGAGTTCACAGTGTTGTTGTGAGTTGCGTGAACACCATTTTTGTACCTATGCTTAATCACTACATTTTCAGACAGCCAACAAGTCCAGCACGGATGCCATTTCGGAAAATGGTCCTTGAGATTTGTACCCTGCACGTTCTCAAACTCTGGGGCAGCTTGAGCCAAGCGTGTCTCAAAACGGCTATCGTGGTTCCCCAGCGGCCATACCAGTTGAGTATGGTGTCTTGCCTTTTCACAAGCCTCTTCGATCTCCCTCATAGCCTCCTGGCAGGCATCTAACTCCTGCTTCACGTTTGGCCTATGCGTCCACCCTATGCGTGGGAATCTAGATATGGATGCACCATCAAAGATGTCGCCGTTGGCAACCACAACGTGCGGTTTAAGGGTGTTTATCGCCCACAACAAGCCCTTGAAAGCAGTTGTGCGAATCCCCGGCCAGAAGTGTGCGTCTGAGAAGACTAGGGCTATCCCGTCTGTAAGACCAGCTTGGTGCCTGGCCTTTTGTACATGGGGCTTTAGGCCTATGCTGGTAAGTTCTACTTTCAACCTACCTTCTATTTGTCGCCTTCTGGTATGAGCGTGTCGCTCAGAGATACCTAATATTTTTGCCACCTTCATAGCACTGTTGTGCTTACTCCATAACTCAAGAAACTCTTGGTCAGGTATCGTTGGCTTGCTTGGCATGATTCAGCCCCGTGGTACGGAACCTGTCAAATAGCACACAATTGTTACAGAAGATCAGCTTCTGCTTGTCTGCGTTTTAATAATCCTGGCAAAACCTTTCCTCTAGCCTTGCACCATTTCATTAACTCAACCTTGGCTGCTTCCCAGTTCTGCTCGTTAACCTTCTTCTTGAGAGTAGAAGTCTGGAGCTTGCCAACGCCCAGGTTGTAGCAGAAGTCTACGATAGCGTTAAGCCTTTTTGTGTCCGTTATTAGACCAGGACAGTGGCGCAAGGCTCCCGGTAAATAGGTGTGCCTTAGTTCGTATTCCAATAGCGCCTGTGCTTGCTCTCGGGTCATCGGCGGGTCTTGCAGCGTCACCCGTTTGCCGTTGCTGTACTGGGTTGACCCGAAACCAATTGTGGGGATCGAGGCAGGACAGAGGTACGGCGACCCTCGGAAACCTTCGAAACGCTGGCATAATGATACCGCTATAGAGAGATCAAAGTCCACGCTTTGCCAGAGTCCTGTCGAGGAACCAATAGTTCAACGTGCCAGACACGAGAGCAGAGAAGTCTGCGCTCATCACCAGTTTGAAGACCTCTGTAGGCTCCATCCCGGTATGCCATGAAGAATAGCCCAGCCAAAGGTGTACGCATGACCAAACAAACAAGATCCAGTAAGTAACAACAGGGCGTACAGAGGCAGATAGTGAAGCTGCGAAGCCACCAGAAGCCTTAGCCATCTCAGTCTGAGATTCAATCGCCGCATTGAAAGCATTCATGACTCCTGCATCAACCGTTGCCTCGTGCTGTGCGCCGATCTCAGCCATCTTCTGCTGGCCTCTCTGCGCCTCCAGTTCACACTGTCGGTTGAACATCTCTAGCTCATGACCGCGCTCGTTCTTCTTGTCTAGGAACTTCAAAACCTCCGGTGCTAGACGGAAGATACCGCCCAGCAAGGAGCCAAAGATGCCACCAGACAAGAGTTCAAGCATTAGATGCCTTCTCCGGGAGTGACGTAGATCGTGTGAGATCCGGTCGAAGTAATGAAAGATATAAACACATTCGCGCTGGCAGAACACTGAGGTCCACTCAACACAATTGATTCTTGTGGCCTGATAGGGACTCCATACCCCGAAGTGCCAGACGTTGGTACAGCAACATTGGCGCCAGATGTAGCCGATATCCTGACATACACCGGAGGTGTATTTGATGGTTCATGACTGACAAACAAATACTGTCCAGATGGACTGTCAGCAGAGATGTTTGCAGTCTGGATGTTGACGTTCCCAGCCAGGGCAAACGTCTTCCCCATAGGGTAGAAGGGTTGCGTAGAAGCCATCAGTAAACCTTCTTTCCGCCGCCGCTAGTGGGGCTTTGCTTGGTGTCGTAGTACCCGTCACCACAGAAAGGAATGATGGAACGGAAACCACCCTTAGGCATCTGCCCTGGCTCCCACTTCACCATGTGAGGACTGCCGTCCTGTGGCAGTTGGGGGCGGAAGGGACTGGCAACCTGCTGGTTTAGATCATGGTCCCGTTGCTGGGGTCGGTTCTTCATTTCGATGCTCCTTGGCAACAATCGTTAGGTAACAGAAAACCACATAGATGCCAAGTGTCGCCACCCGCTCCCACGTTGGGTTCCACATTGTCCAGCATCCTAGACCACACGAGGTCAGCAGGGCTAGGACGGTGATAAGCCTGTCCGTTACCACGGTCAAGGCTAGTTTGATCAATTGGATAGCTTCCATATAGATTACTCATCGTCATCGTTCATAAAACCCGTACCCCAGTCAGAACCCTCGTCTTTCAGACGCAGAGCTTCCAACTTCAGCGCACGGTCGATAACCTTCATCTTAGCATCAAGACTGGCTTCAGGGTCAGAAATGGTCACGCGCAGCATATCTGCGATGGCTTTCTCTAACTCTGTGCTGATGCCACGCTTCTTGCTCATAGACCTAATAACCCAGATGCTGTTCTTGCTACACCATAAACACCACCAACAGACGCGAGACCCAACATTACTTGCCTCACTTTCTTTGCTGCTTCTTGCTGCTCAATACCCGTTTTCTCAATGTCTTGAATCTGTTTTGACAAAGATTGGTATTGTTCTTTAGATAATCTACCGCCTTTTTTTAGTTGCTCAATAAAACTTTTGCTGTCTGAAATGACTTGTTTGGGAGCCGCGTCTTTGATGTTGGCAAGGAAATTGTCAACATCTTGTTTCAACGCACTCAAAGATTCAGGAGTAAGCTTGGTGGTAGTGCTTGGAACTCCCAATGCTTCACCAAGTCTTTTGGTTTGCTCTGATGTCATTCTAGATGCTTTTTCTACAGCCTCTCTAGATGTGGCAAGAGCCTCTGTAGATTTACGTACCTCAGGGAATACTGAAAGCAACCCTTCGTTTTTCTGTACAAAGTCACGGATAGATTTGGAATCCATCCCTTCTACTTTTGATCGGATGTTGCCGGCAACCATCTTGGTTACTTCTGGAGATTTGCCTCCGACCAAATCTAACAAACGATTTGCTCTTTGTGCTGTTCCATCAAGGTAGTAATTTGCTACTGCCTTTTTGTCCTCTGAAAACAAAATGTTAGGTTCTTTTCCTAACTCTGTTTCTATAGCCTTTTCACCTCTCCCTGCCAATGCTTTAGTAACCGGCACGGATCTGCGTTCATATTCTGCAATGTAATCACCAATTCTTGGTTCATACAACTTCATAGAATCAAGCAACCTATCCCCCAAAGCATTCATGCGAAATGGGTCAATAGCTGCAAATCCTTCAACCTTAGACAAATCTTTGTCTTTCAACATCCTGCGAAGAAACTCTGCTTCATCTAATGTCAAAGGTTCTCTAGCAACAGTCTTTGGTTGATAACCAGGAATGCTTGCTGCACGAAATTGTTCTACTCGTTTTTCAGCCTCTGTCAAAGGACGCTCATTCCCTTTGATAGAAGCATATCTTGCTTTCAACTGAGATCTAAAAGGCTCAGGAGTCTTTTCTATTTGATTTTCAATCTCTGCAATTGTTTGTCTAAACTGATTAGCACTTGCAGGGAAACTTTCTATTGTTTGACCCTTTGCTTCTCTTGATCGTGCTTGTTCAAAAGCAGGATCTTTGATCTTTGTGATCGCTTCAGTCTGTCTTGTTTCTTTCAGTCTCTCAACATTGGCTCTGCCTTTAGGCTGGATGAATCCACCAAGTTGTTCATCAGTGACTTTCTCAGTAGCAACTTGTTGTAGGGCCTGTTGTTCAGATGCTTTAGCTTGATTGGCACGTTCTTGCAATTTCGTCTGAACTTTGCTTTGAGCGCTTTTAATATCTCGTTCGGCTGCGCGTTCAGATGCCACGCCAGTTGTTCTGCCTCTCTCAAGAGCACTAATTTCTTGTTGTAATAAGTCAGGCGCAGACTCTTCTGCAACACCAGTTACTCTCTTACGCAAAGCCTCTGCCCCAGTTTTAAACTCTCCTGGCAATGCTTTGCTGACAACCTCTCCAACCTTTCTACCTGTTCTTGTCAGGGCAGAACCCAATCCAGCAGTGGTCAACCCTCCAGCCATCTCGGCCAAAGTTTGACCGCCAATGCCTGCTCCACGTTGTTCAGCAGAGTAACGTGCAGCCTCGGCAGGAACGGATGCGGCAACCGCACCAGCACCCATCTTAGCTAATTCTTTACCTGTTTTAGGAATGACTACTTCTGCTAGTCTTCCTACATAAGGCGCTGCTTTTGTACCGGCAGTTGCCAGTTGCGCCCCACGAGCAAGTCCTGCCGCTACTGGGATACCACCAGCGTACATCGCAGCACGTTCTGCAAACTTAGGCTCTCCTGCCATCTTCTCAGGCGGAATAGGAGGAACAGCAAACCTAGCCTCTTGACCAGGGATCTGACTTACAAGATCTTTAGAATCGAAAGACTCTTCTTTTTTTGCAAGTTGATATGCGTTAACAACAGTATCAAAATCAGGGGTTCCCTTTTTCCCTTGATTGTCAACTATCCACTTCGCGTAATCATCAGCTTTAGCCATTATTTTTTACCACTAATTATTGCATCAGCAGCATCTCGTATTGAAGGCTGTTTGCTTTGCACTGGTTGTGCAGCGGGGCTTGGAGCACCAAACGTAGATTCATAATCTTCCGTTTTGGCTTTTGGTTTGTAACCAGCAGGAGCAGTCACATCCAAAATATCTTTTGAATAATTTATCTGATCGTCAATAAACCCACGGACTGTCTGTGCTGAGTCAGATGGTTTGGCTGTGAATGACTGATAGTTTTTCAACTCGTTACCAGTCAAGGTTGCACCAAACAAAGCGTGTCTGTTAGGTGCTTGGTACTGGCTGTACCTACCCCACCAACGTGCAGCATCATTGGCTTCTTTCTTGCCAAGACCTCTTCTTGCTGCTTCCAGTTCAAGATCCGCGCCAAACCCAAATACACCAAGACCAGCGTATTCTGGTTTGAAATCTTTTTTAAGTTTTTCTAGGCCACTTGTGATGGAATTCAATCCATCAATTTTCTTTTCTTTTGTGGCGCTAAGTTTGTCTGTAACGCCAAGAGCACCTTTGCCAACAAAACCTTCTGGAACCTCTACAGAACGAACATTCCCAGATTTGTCCATAACAATCATCTTGCCATCTGCCATTCCTATTGGCTGGACTGCTGCTTGGCCCCGTTCTTGACGATTCTCAACCCTAAACTGAGCCATTTGTTGCTGGAAACGTTGAGTGTCTTCTCTGTTTCGTTCTTCCCTTTCTCTCCGCAATCTATCTTCAAGTTCAACTTTATTTTGAGCAGCAGCAGTAATTGCTTTTTTGGTTTCGTTCGCAAACCATTCTTTTTGCATTTCAGCAGCGTAAGCCTTTTCTTGTTTGTCCAGCGCATCCATAACAGTCTGCAATCTCTTGTTGTTAGACCGTAGTTGTTCTAACGTAGAGACAAGACCGTACTTGTCAATGTTGTCATTGATGAAAGAAGCATCACGCTCAAGAGCAGCGATCTTGGCATTCCTTGTTGCAGACTCAATGTCGTTCTTGTTCTGCTCAAGTTCATAAGTGAAAGCCTTTTCTAGCGAGTCAAGCGTCCCTCTAAGAGCCTTTTGGTTGGTGTCAAACGCCAGACGCTGGTCTTTGGCGTATTGGTCTCTACCCTTTGCGTACCCTTCTGCCATGCCATTCATCGCGGCGAGAGCAGACTTGGCCGTGTTCTTGTTATTCCCGCCTAGCAGGAACCCAGCAGCACCAATAATGCTGAACACAGCAGCTAAAGTTTGAGCATTCTGCTGATCTGGGTTAAACGTAGACTTCTCAGCAAGTTCTCGACTCTTCTCTTGAATAGTCTTGTAAGCAGGTGATTCGTAAAGACTTTTTTCTAATGCTTTTCTGGACGTATCAAGTTCACGCAGGCTCTGGGCTTCTGACTCTGCCTTTTGTTTTGCCTGTTGTGCTTGGAATTGGCCTTGTTTGGCTAAGTTATCAATGATCTGAGCATCTATATTGGCAGTCTCAGTACCAATTTCTCCACGGCGTCTTTCTATTTCTGGCCGAGGATCTATTGGCTTTTCAATGTTAGGGAACGCAGCTTGACTTGACGGAGCAACAGGGGGTTTTTCTTTAACAGGAGTTCCCATTAAAGAAGTAAGACCCAACGTACTTAAAGGATTGTTTATCGCATCAAGTGTGGTTGCCATAGTTGCGCCTTCATTAGTGGGTATTTTTTGTCTTTTATCATATTTCGTTGCAAAAGGGTCTTTACCGCTTTTGCCACGCATCAATGCGTGTTCATATGCTTTATCCCAAATCTCGTCAGTCGGCTGTTTGCCAGACACCAAATGATCTATTTCTTTTTTTGTTAATGTAGGAACCAGCAAAGGAAAGTGGATACCTTCCATTTCTCCCGCTAATTCAGTTGATCGAGACGGGTTTCCCTCTTTGTCTACAGAAGGTATTTCTCCAAAATAGCCAAGCCCTTTATAACCAGGAGCTCCATGCTCTCTTTTTAATTGTTGCATACCCTGCCATTCTAATCTATTAGATATCTCTTCACCTGATAGTTCTCTGGAGGGGATGGTTGCCATGATTAAATTTTGGCGGGTTGAGTTGCTTGAATGACTGTCGGCGCAGCCAAACGAGTGAGGTTCCCGTAGTAGTTGCTGAACAGATTACTGATCTCTGCATCAGCACGGATGCCCTCTTGGATGGCCTTGGCCGTGTATTGATCTCCAATACCAGACAACTTTAACCCAAAGTCCTGCTGTGCTGCTAACAGCCTTTGACGCAGATCTTCCTCCGCTCTCTGCTGCTGGGCAATACCTACGCCACCACGGGCAACACCAGCCTGGGCTGCACGAGCACGTTGTGCATCTAGAGCTTGCTGGTTAACCGGAGTCAACTCACCACGAGAGGCAGCAGACTGAAGAGCCAAGCCTTGCTGTTGATACGGAGCACCTATTTGTCGAATCTGCTCTGCACCTTGCTGTGCGCCCTGACGAGCCTTGCGAGCGGTCAATGCAGTCTGTAGGCCACCTAGTGCACCTAATGCTAGTCGAGTCTTGTCACCACCTTGCAGGGATTCCAAAAATCCTTTTTCTGCCGGTCCGCGTGATGGACCTGCTTGAGGTCCAGCCATAGGTTCTCCCAAAACGGTAGGAGTACGCATACCGGATAAAGAGAAGTCAGTTGGAGTAAAACCTTCTGTTGCACCACGACGGGCAAATGTTTCTTGTGGAGCTTGAGCGGTAAGATCAAGTTCAGAAACAGGAGCAAAACCAAACTCTGGGCGTACATACTGTGCGCCTTCAAACAGACCCTCAGGTACAGACTCATACCCTGTGCTTTCTGGCGTGTAAGCTGCTCCTTCAAACAATCCTTCTGGCACGTTTTCGTAACCAGTTTGAGGAATAGGGTTCCCGTAATCATCAGTATAAAACTCTGGCAATCCTGTTTCTGGATTGATATCTCCTGCCCCTCCCTGCTCACGCAAAAGGGCCGCCTCACGGGGGTTGATGTGCGCCAGGATCGTATCTCCGTTCCTGCCCTTGTCTTGCAGCAGACGGGCAATCTTGCGGAGATCTCCACCCATACGGGTCATCTTGCGTAGTTCACTCATTTACAACCCCAGAGCGTCTTTGAGACGCAGTGATTTCTCATTCCAGACATTCTGCCTTTCTTTCCCAGATTCTTCACCTTCTATAGCGCCCGCTGGCCGGTAAGCAGCCAGAGCGTCTGCCAGCAATCTAGCAGGACTTGCACCCGTAATTATAGGCTGTCTACTTCGACCAGGAGGAGGAACGCTGGTGATGGTAGGGTATATCTTCTTGGTTTCCCCTTTGGGCTTTTCCGCAGGATCTTCTTTTTTAGGATCTTTTTCCTTCTCTTTTGGAGGTGTAGGATCATCAATAATTAGATCATCTTCTTTTTTTCCAGTGATTATTACTGGATCTAATTCAATTTCTGGTTTCCCTGTAATTGTCACCGGGTCCAATTCATAGATTGGATCATCTTTCCCGACAACAGTTACCGGATCTAACTCAGTTACTGTTGGAGCAACCTCTTCTTCTTGTTTTCCAGTAATAGTTACAGGATCAAGTTCAACCGTTGGTTCTCTAGTACCAGTAATTGTGACCGGATCCAACTCATATACCGGATCTCTTTGACCTGTAACAGTAACTTGAGGGAATTCAACAGTTGATTCTCTTTCTCCAGTCACTGTCACTGGAGGCAACTCCGTAACAGTAGGAGCAACTTCCTCTTCTCGCTTGCCAATGATCGTAACAGGATCAAGTTGAGCCGTTGGTGCAGGCAAACCACGGGTAGTGTCTGGACGCACCTCTGGGATGTCAGTAACAACAGGAGATGTATTTGCTGTTTCTTTTTGACCTTGAACAATAACTCTTTCTAATTCTTTGGGATCAACCGTTGAAGTCGGTTGTTCAGCAACTTGCCTAACCAAGTCGAGATCCGTAACTGTAGGTGAAACAACGGGAGAGGGTGCCGTTACTGTTTGTGAAGCAAGTTCGGTTCCTCCTGCGGATGGGTCTGTAGCAGGCGTTTCAAACGGAGCGTTTACAATTTTAGAAAAATCACTGCTGCTTATGATTTTTTCATTTCCAAACTGGTCTGTGACTTTTGCCGTACCGTCTGGTTGCTCTTCGTATCTAAGTCCACCCTCTTCAAAAGGTTGGATAAGGTCTTGAGAAATTTTTGCAGGTGTAGAAGCTGCTTGAAGTTGTTGTGCGGTTTTGGCTGGTTGATCTAACGTGCCTATCGCAGTTACGGCAGTGTTTAATAGGGTCTGATCAACATTGCCACCTGTTGCTATATACGTCCTGGCGGCAGATCCAAGGATTTTCCCTGCATCAGGATTTTCGGTCATTGCACCCTGAACACCCGCTCCAACACCGGCTGCAAATGCGTTGGTTAGAACCTGACTGGCATCTCCACCTCTGATGATTGTCCCGGCAGTAGATCCTGTTACGGCTCCCGAAACACCGCCACCCATACCAATGTTAAGACCAGCGGAAACTCCCGCACTAGCGGCAGATCTAAGAACGTCTTTTACTGAACCACCTTGTGCAGCAGTAGACGCAGCAGACAATGCAGCAGCACCAACTCCAGCCGTAACTGCGGCAGACGCACCTGTGATACCAACGGCAGAAAGAATTGAAGATCCGATCACTTGCCCAATACCAGGAACAGCAAGTGAAGCAACGGCTAGTACAACACCAAATGCCTGACCAATGTTAAACCCACGCTTTTCTCCCGGATACGGGTAGTTCATAGGGTTGTAAACTGGCTCGTAACCCTGTCGAGTTCGTTTAATTGTTTTAGATTCAGGATCTAAAGACCCAAGTTCATCGACGTAAAGTTCATCCATTACGCACCTCCGGCTATAGCGCCCATAGTCGCAAGCGCAGCCAAGGTCATGTAATTAACCTGCTCTGGCAACTCTTTCTCTGTGAGGATCTGTGCGCTCAACAACTGCTCACGAAGGAGCGCATACAGGCTCTGGTCCTGTATAGCTTCCTGTGCCATCTGCCCTATAGATGCCATCGTCCTAGCATCCAACCCATACTGTTGCATGAACTGCTGGGTTGCGGCCTGTGCTTGTTCCAGTTGTGGGTTCATTACAGTCCTAACACTTTGACGATCTGTTGGTGGATGCTCAAATGTACCCCTATCCAATCATAGAAGTCATCTTCTACTTGCCAATCTGCGTTGATCAACTGAAAAGGATTGTCTAGGTTCAATTGACTTGCCAGTCTTTCATGCTCTTGGTTGTGCACAAACAACCAGTCATCTAGGTTATCCGGATCTGCGTCTATTAGGGGATACTGCGGTATCAGGATGCCCTTGTCAGCCAACTGCTCGTAGAACAATTTGTGCTGCACACCGTTCTCAAACAACATTACTCCTAGACCGTCTACGTCACCGAATTCAACGTATGACAGATTGTCCATATCCATGATTTTTACAAACCAAACAACTTCTTGACAAACTCTGCTGCAACACCCGGACCAAACAACACCGCTGCAATGACCGCGTAGAGAAGATACTCAATCTTGGTCATCCTCTTGTCGCCAGAAGCCAACGTATCAGAGATTTGTTTGTATCTTTCGGCACAAATTGCTTCGTGCACGGCTAGTTTGGTCTCAATATTGTCTGACATTCAATCACCATCATTGAATCGGTAGCACATCGACTTGACCTGGATACTTAGGCCAAGTGATCTTGAACGGATCTGTTTGTTTTGTGATGTCACGCAGTTTCTGGCGATAAGTTGCCCACGCAGCCTTGTCAACCGGAACATCTGCCACCTGCGTCCAGTCGGTGTCCTTGAGCATCTGGTTGCGCTGGGTGCGAACTACTTGCCACTGAGTCGCGGTGCGCTGCGCTAGATCCTCGTCCGTCATTGGAGCGACATCGACGGTGAAGACCTGACCGTCAATCAAATGAGGCTTTGCTGGTACTAGCTTTTCCGTTGCATGGTCATATGGTTTCCACACGCAGATAGGGTAAAAGCCACATTCACGGACGTACTGAAGCGTTGGTCCGGTAGAACCAAAGTTCTGGAACGGAAACCATTCCGAGCTGTCTTTGACAACAAGATTGATGTTTGCAAGTAACATTTTTAATCCTTACTGAACAGGGAATGGTGCGGTTGGCGACGCTGTGATGGTACGAGCGACGCCCTTGGTAATTCTGAAGTCTTGGATGTACCCGTTAAACCAATAATTATCAAAACCAGTAACGGAACCACCACCTATGCTTAAAACATTGTTGGCAGAATAATTTCTACCGTCCGATCCAGAGCCAACGCTTGTACCATTTCTGTATATGGTAACTGTTGCTCCGCTTTTTACAATTGCAATGTAGTACCAAACTCCTGTTACAAC